CCGGGGAATCTGCCTTACTATGTCTAGTGAAGCCCCTAATTTCAGGGTTCCTCATATAGATACTGTAAGCAGGTAAGACACAGTCTCCAGGCCGACGTACTAAATCAGTACGGGGCTTCGAGACGTAAGTGTCGAAGGTGTAGCCGGCCCAACCACGATGAAGATTGTGGCGAAGTATCGGGTGATCACCAACCAGGTGACCATCGCCATATCCGTCAGGTCCCCAAATCCGTAATGGACTGGGTATCTGAAGGAGTACGCGATCGGCAAACTCATTCCGGAATTCCCTCACATAGAAGTTATGGAGGCGGAAGAGATCCCAATATGTTAAAGAATCTTTGACATAAAGGGGACGAATGTCAATTCCCATCAAGTAGTCCCGCCCGCAAGATTCGCGGAAGGGTCCAGAAACGAAGCTCTTTAAGGGGTTGACTGTAAAGCCAGCCTCAGAAAGAACCTCGCAGCATAGATCAGCATATTTCGACGGTACCACCAAATCATCGCCATAAGCGAGGACCTGGGGATCGTCGTCACATGCTGACGACATGAGGGCCCAAAATATAAGGGTCTCAAGGGGAAACGTAAAACCGTTTCCCATGCTAGAAAACTTCTGGAGGCCTATGATACGACCCTGATACTCTATCTTGTCAGATCGACAAGAGTCAAGTAACAAGGCCCAATCGAGAGGGAGCAGGTGATAAACCAGCTCCGTCGAAATTGTATCAGAGGCACTACTGAGGTCTAGGGTTGCTAAGGTCCCTAGGAGACTACCCGCTCGTGCCGCCCTTTGATTGGCGGTTTGATCACGGATGTCTATACCAGCACGCCGGAGTAGACGAGAAGCAATGTAATCGCCGATCCCTAGTTGAACAAAAGAATTCAACACGGGTTCAACGACAATACCTCTATAGGTCTTGGCGTTCTTGGGAACGAAGGACATCTTTGCATGGACAACGTCCACGTCAACGATGTACGTTTCGCTGTCCGGGGAGCTTCGGTTAAGAAGCTCACACCAGGCAGGTACTTCCTCGAGTATCTCCCCGAGAAGGGGCACGAGGCCTTCGCTACATTGGCATCCTTCGCTAAGCTTACGCTTAGTGGATGCATTCTTCTTGTTTACAGTTGTCGTTGCTCCTGGTCCGAACCTAAAGCGTAGCTGCTCCATACTAGGAACAGGCCCCAGAACTCGCGCGATTTTACGAGCCGCACCGTGGAATACGGTGTGGACCCGGGGAGGGAATGTATCCCGCCCGCGCGACAAGTCTAGGAACCTGCTATTTGTACGGTAGCACGCAGATTCGGACCCCTCAAAAGTTGACCACGCTACGGCCTCCTTATCTAAACCAAGATCCAGATCTTTCCTCTTTTGGAAGAAAGCTAGGATCTGCCTTATTTCTAAGGCGTCAGATGGGGAAGCATTAGCATAGTCAACAGAAAAGTCACACAAAGCAGGAAAATCGCTACTATTAAGGTAGCGAAGTAAGCATTCCCGCGTTGTCGCACAAGCAATTTTTTGTGCATGTGATGAAGCGAGGTCCAGAAGTACATCATTGGTCTCCGATACGGACATAGTTTCGTCCATGGCGATAGCCATAAAAGCTCCTTTCTAATTGAAACGAGTGGACGTTGGAAGATCGAGAAATTCGATCGACCGAATGACTACCGTTAGGTAGGCATAACTTGCGTGTCGAACATGTCAGGTGCGAAACCAGTCACCGCAGCTGCAACGGTGGTGGTAACGTTATTAGACATGTTCACGAGCAATTGCCGTGCAAGCCGGCGACCCGTGATGTCCGATCGTGGATGCGCAAAGTTCGACATGAGGTATGTATTCTCATATGCGACCTTCGGCGCAGCAGTATAACCAGCGGCGTTTTGGCCACTGACTGCTTCCATGACCGGGACGACAACCTTGATTTCCGAACGAACGACTCCGGACGGCAGAAGCTCCGCTGACGCAGAAACACGAACTTGTGCTTCCGTAGGCAGTGAGGCGAGCTGTTCGCGCCAGTTGGCGACAACCTTGTTTTTCGTGCGAGTAACATCCACGGGAACAAGAGTATGTGAGACGGGAGTTGCGGCGCCGTCAAAGACGGTGATATTGGCAATGTTAGCCATGTTGGTATCCCAAAGTTAAAGATATACCTGGGAAGATATATCATAGAAAAATGCCGAGAGGCATAAGAGATCGCGAACTATCACTAGCTAGCGATGCAAAGTTTGCTGCAGGAGTGCGAGCGCGTTTTCTGCGTGCGCCCACGAAGCTACACTGCCCAACGGTTTAACGGTTGGGAATCTAGACGTTAAAGTAGTCGACACGGTTCGATTAAAAATGAGCCGTGTGAAGTTATTACCAGGAAACCGGTATATACCTCCATCCTTTACGAATGACGACGCTTTACGATAGATAAGCTCTGTAGTGACAAAGGTGCCCGTAACCCGAGAAGCCATCCCGCGAACATATAGGTACTCCCCAATGGGGATGACCCAGTCCGCGATAAAGCTCCAAGGGGCGAGCTCCCATAATACAGGTAGAGGATCAAGAAGACTCCTCATGGTCGGAACGTTAGTCTCTTCGACGTAAGCAATCAAACGCCTACTGCGAAAAGACAAGCACTTGGACGCCGAAATAAAATTCGACGACAAGTTCATACGAACGTCAGTATCTTTTCCTTCCTTACGGAGAGAAGAGAAATAGCGTTTCCTCTTAGTCCTAGTGGATTCAGCTAGGGCTTCAGCTCCCGTTTTAAGGTCGCTGAGAAGAGGCTTCCAACCATACTGCAACTCAAGCCAAGCAGAAGAAATACAGCTCTGTGGCGTGGAGAGGTCATAAAAACCTCCCCCCGCTGCTGGAACCTTATTCTTACGCGGGGCCAAAGGGTTTCGCTTGCGCGCGACCCTCTTCCCATTTCGATAAATATTGATATGGGAAGGCTCAAACGGATCCAGCGGATTTAACAGCTGGTTGTAAGAGCTTTGAATGCCAACTAGATTCCTTTTACGCTTTTTGCTAATCTGGTGATTATATCCAGAATTACCGAGAGCGTGAGAGGCATCCAAGAACCGCCCTTTCTTCAAAAGGCGGACACAGTTGACTAATTTGAGTGCAGTCTCTCCAATGGTCTGAAGACTTTGATGTCCGGTGCCTAAAAAGACACCGAGATCAAAGCTAGAACCGAGAAATGCTTCGCGAAGTTTCGCGAGCAAACGGTTATCATCGTTAGCATTCCACGATGGTGTAACTTCAGTCCAGCTCCAGCCAATGCTGTTCACGGGGGTAACCCCGCTAAAGCCTGGTTGGCGACTCTGATCAAGGATGTTTTTGTTCCACGGATGTGGAGCATCTTTGACAGAAGGGAGAGGTTTTCTATATAATGGCACCTTTTTAAAGTGCCGCCTTCCACGTCTATTCGTATACGTATAGACGCTATAGAAGGCCCGTTTGTAGGAAGGGCGATCAGTTCCACCCCAGGATGTCGTAATACTACGATAACCCTGAGTAGGTGTGAACAGAACGCCAGTGTTAAATTCCTTCAAATTGGACCCGGAAGTCACCTGTATCTCCTTGCAGTTAGCCGAAGCTAAAGAAAAACCCCCTTAATTCGAGAGGGCCAAATAGCTGTCAA